AAACCCGATTGAACTTGTTCCAGACTCGGTAAAAGAACTGGGTCTAGATAAGGTACTTCCGCTACAGGTGGATAAAAAATTGTTTTAGGTGGATTGAGTATATCATTTGTATTTGGTAAGGTTGGATAAATTATTTCGTCCATATTATGAGAGAAGCCTTTGCTAAAGCCTTAGTACCTGTGACTATAATAACGTTCGTAGGAATTATGGCTCTTGCACCTCTTTACATCACTATGTCTATGATGACTAGGCAAATGGAAAAAGTTAACTAATTTTGTTATACTACAACTAAGTTTTCTACTCTAACAAAGTAGCAAGTGCCTGATACGTCAGATAACGCTTGAGACAAAGAGAAAAACCAACTTATTCTTTATCTTGATTTTAGTCTTATGGCTAACGCAACCGTATCAAGGCTCGGACTTGTTAACAATAGTGGAACAGGTTTTGACGCTTTATTTTTAAAAACGTTTTCGGGTGAGGTTCTAACAGCATTTGCTGAGAACAACATTTTTAACGAAACAATGCACTCTGTTCGCACAATAGCGAGTGGAAAATCTGCCCAATTTCCAGTTTTAGGAACTGCAACTGCGGCTTATCATACCGTTGGCACACCTTTGGTTGGAGCAAACCAGATAAAAGCTAATGAAAAAATCGTAACTATTGATGATTTATTAATTTCACAAGCTTTTATAAGTTCGCTGGATGAAATGAAGAATCATTATGATGTTCGTCAAACATATTCTTCTGAACTTGGTAAGGCTTTAGCTCGTACTTACGATCAAAACGTAGCGAAAGTAATCGCAAATGCTTCTAGAGCTTCTACTACATTAAGTGGTGGTAATGGTGGTATTGTTCTTACACTTGCCAATGGTAATACAGCTTCGGCAAACGTTACTGGTGATGAGTTAGCAGCAGCTATCTATGATATTGCACAGACAATGGATGAAAGAGACATTCCTCCAACAGATCGTTTCTGTGTATTGCCACCTGCTGAGTATTACAAGTTAGCAGAAACAGCAACTAGAACAATAGATACTGATTTCAACCCTCAAGGTAACGGTTCGTTTGCTTCTGGTCGTGTACAAATGATTGCAGGTATTCCTGTAATGATGAGTAACAACGTACCTCAATCAAACAGATCAGCAGCCACAGGTGAAAATAACGCTTACAACGGTGACGATAGTAAAACTATTGGATTAGTTTTCCATAAGTCGGCTGTTGGAACAGTTAAGTTGAAAGATATGAGTACTGAGATCTCTGGCTCTGACTATGGGATTATGTATCAAGGTACATTACTCGTAGCAAAATATGCACTTGGGCATGGAATCCTAAGACCAGAAGCAGCAGCAACAATTAAGTTATCTGCTTCCTAATTACAAAATATGGGGTATCTTATTATTAGATACCCTTTTTTTTATGGCTCCGATGGGCAAAGGTACTTACGGAAGTAAGGTAGGTAGACCTAAGAAAGCAAAAACTACTGCTAAAAAGAAAAAAACTACTAAAAAACTTAAAAAAATGTAGCTATGGCTAGAAAAAAACTTGGTTTATACGCTAATATTCACGCAAAAAGGAAGCGTATTAAGGGTGGTTCTGGTGAAAAGATGAGAAAGAAAGGAGCTAAAGGAGCACCTACTGCTAAAAACTTTAGAGATTCAGCAAAAACCGCTAAGAAAAGATGACAGTTTCAGCAGCTACAAGTGAATTACAAGCCATAAATATAATGTTGGCTGCAATAGGAGAAGCACCAGTAAACTCACTTACTGGAACTCTTCCTGTTGACGTTAAGATGGCACAATCATTATTAGCTGAACAAAATAAAGCTGTACAAAACGAAGGTTGGTCATTCAATACTGAATTTAATGTTGTATTAACTAAAGATGCTAATAGTGAAATTAATTTAGCTACAAATGTTTTACGAGTAGACGTTAATATTTACGATCATCCAACTGTAGATGCAGTACAAAGAGGATTAAAACTATATGACAGACAAAAACATAAATATACTTTTGATGAAGATTTAAAATGTGAAGTAATCTACTTCTTATCATTTGATGAGTTGCCAGAACCAGCAAGAAGATATATCAATATAAAAGCAGCTAGAGTATTTGTTGACAGGTCAGTAACAGATGAAAGTTTGCGTACTTATACAGAGCAAGATGAGATAAGAGCTAGAAGTGTTTTACTAGATACTGATACAAATAACGCAGATCATAATATGCTCATAGGTGATCCTTCTTTGACAGGTAGGTTTAATACTTTCACACCATCACAAGGACTTATAAGATAAATGGGAGTTGTATCAAGAGCTATACCTACTTTATTAAGAGGTATATCGCAGTCTGCTGATGCTACAAAACAACCAGACCATGCTGATATACAAGACAACGCTAATAGTAATCCAGTACAAGGATTAACAAAAAGGTCTGGTACACAGTATTTAGCAACTATCAGCAACACTACTTTAGGTAATGTCCATGTACAAACTATTAATAGAGATTTAGCAGAAAGATATGTAGCAGTATTCAGTAATGGAAATGTAAAAGTATTTGAGCTTGATGGTACAGAAAAAACTGTAAATAAACCTGATGGAGTTGGTTATCTCAGTACAACAAATCCAAGAGATCAAATAAAAACAGTAACGATTGCTGATTTTACTTTTGTAGTTAATACAAGTGTTACAGCAACTATGGACACAACTTTGTCCTCTGGAAATATTACTCAAGCGATTGTATTTATAAATCAAGTCTCAGATAAAACAACTTACACCGTAACTGTAGATGGAACTACCGTTACTAAAGATACCTCAAGTGATAATCCACTAAGTACAACAACTGTTGCTACAGCTATAAAAAACGGACTAAATTCTGGATTGTCAGGTTTTACGATTGCACAGAATGGTGCTGTTTTACATATTAAAAAGAATGATGGATCTAACTTTGCTATAGACGGATCAGATACTCAAGGTAATACTCACATTACAGTAATAAAAAATTCAGTACAGAGATTTACAGACTTACCTGCTGTATCTCCAAATGGATATGTAGTAGAAGTAAAAGGAGATGAAGCAACAAACTTTGATAATTATTACGTTAAGTTTGTTACTAATAATGGTAATTCTTTAGAAGAAGGGCAATGGGAAGAAACAGTAGAAGCAGGTATTAAGTTTAAATTTAACTACGCAACTATGCCCCATATATTAGTAAGGCAAGCTGATGGTAATTTTAGATTTGCAAGAGTTGACGGTGACACCTACACCATATCTAGTGTTGATTATACTTTGCCAAAATGGGGAGAAAGAACTGTAGGAGATGAAGAGTCAGCACCAGACCCATCATTTATAAACGCAAAGATAAATAATGTATTTTTCTTTAGAAACAGGTTAGGTTTTTTAGCTGATGACAACGTAATACTTTCAAGAGTTAGTGAGTTTTTTAACTTTTTTCCAGAGACAGTTCTAACTGTTATAGATTCAGATCCTATAGATGTAGCTGCTTCTCATACCAAAGTTGCGATATTAAAAAATGCAGTCACGATGGGAGAACAGTTAATATTGTTTTCAGATCAGACGCAGTTTGTAATGGCTAGTTCTTCTGATACTTTTACACCAAAAACTGCTAACGTAATTGTTGCAACTGAATTTGAATCAAGTGACCTAGCATCACCTGTTGGTTCTGGTAGTTCTATTTATTATCTAACTGATAAAGGAGATTTTGCTGGTGTAAGAGAATATATTACTCAAGAAGATGTAGCTATAAAAGATGCCGCAAACATTACTATTCATGTACCAAGACTAATACCTAAAAACATATTTAAGTTTGCAGTATCTACTAATGAAGATGTCATGTTATTACTAGGTTCTGATAATCCTAATAAGTTGTATGTGAATAGATGGTTAGAAGGAGGGCAAGGTAAATTATTAAACTCATGGTCTACTTATACTTTTAACACATCAAGAACTATTAGAAATATAGATTTTATAGGTAATGAATTGTTCTTAGTAATAGAAGAAGCAAATGGTACAACTTTAGAAAAGTTACCATTCTCAGCAGATTTTACAGAAACAAACGCTACGTTTGAGTTTCATTTAGATCATAAGGTTACAGAAGCAACAACAGGAGTATCAATAGCTTATAACTCTGGTACTGATGTAACTACATTTACAGTACCTTATAAATTAAGAAAGAAGATGACAGTAGTAGGTAGATATTTAGCATCTAATGAAACTAGTACTTTTGTTGATACACAGGGAAATACACAAACTTTAAAATCAGGTCAAGTCTTACAAACTGTTAATGCTGTAAATGGAAGTACAAGCACTATTACTATTAGTGGTGACTATAGAAACAGTAAATTTATTATTGGAGAACCATATGAAATGCACTATAGATTTAGTAAACAAAGACTGACAGAACAAGCAGGCGGTGGATCAGGAGAGATTATAAGTGGCAGATTACAGCTACATCATTTCTATATTAAGTTTGAAGATACAGGATTTTTTAGAGTAGAAGTAACACCACAAAATAGAGATACGTCTACTCATAAATTTACTGGTAAGTTATTAGGTGCTGCATCTGCTGCTATTGGTCAAATAAATTTAGAGTCAGGTACATTTAGATTTCCAATAATGAGTCGTGCAGATAGTGTAGATATAGATGTTAAAAACGACACGTTCTTACCTACACAACTGGCAAGTGCTGAGTATGAAGCTATGTTTTATATGAGAAGTAGGAGAATATAATGGGATATTTAAGAAAATCAAACAGCAAAGATCTACGTCATGTAATGGGTAACATGAGAGATATAGATAAAATAGAAGCTTATTACCAATGCGGATGTGAACCACAAGATGCACTAGCTATGACTTATATCAATAGTGAAGTAACAATGACCGCAGCAGGTGATGAAGATCAACCTATGGGTTTATGTGGTGTCATGCCTAATGGTTGTATATGGTTTGTTTCTACAGATGAATTGTTTGACTCCAAAAAATACAAGATACAACTTGTAAGAAAAGGTAAGGAGTGGGTTAATAGTCTTTTACAAAAATATGATTACCTTTATAATTATGTATATGCAGAAAATGACACTTCTATTAAATGGCTGCGATCAATGAATTTTAACTTTATAAATTTACATAAAGATTATGGTTTACACAAAAAACCGTTTTATGAATTTATGAGGATAGTCTAATGTGTTTAGGTCTTGGGCTATTAGGTGGTGCAGGTGCAGCAGGTGGTGCAGCCGCAGCTACAGGATTTGGTGCAGCCGCAACTGCTGGTAGTGCTTTAGGATTTGGTGCAGGTGCTTCTACTTTTCTTGCCGCAGCACCAGCAATATCATTCGCAGCACCAGCAGCCGCAGGTATAGGATTTGGTGCAGCAGCGACAGCAGGTAGTGCTTTAGGGTTTGGTTCTTTAGGTGCAGGTTTACTTGCTTCAGCACCAGCAATACCTTTTGCTTCTTCTGCACTTACAGGAGCTACAGGTTTATTTGGTTTAGGTTCTGCTACTAACTCTTTTTTACTTGGTCAAGGATTAAACTTAGGCACAAATATTTTTAGTACTATTTCACAAAGAAACCAAATATTTAGTCAAGTACAAGGTATTTATGATAGTTCTCTTCAGTTTATTATTAATGCAGAATCAGCAAAAGCCGATCAAGAAAGAGCTATAAATGAAATATTGGCAAATAAAGAAGCTTCTAATAAACAAAAAATTTTTACTGCAAGAATACAAACATTACAAAACAAAGGAGCTATTGCAGCAACAGAACAAGCTGGTAATACTATTGCTTTAATATTACAGGATGCACAAAATCAAGGTTCTAATGTTGTAGAAAGCATTAGACAAGAACAAGATACAATAACAGCACAAGCCATAAGAGATAAAAACGCTGTAATATCAACTAGGAATACTAGAAGAAATGCAGCAAAAGACCAAATTACAAAAGCAACAAACGCTGCAAACCAAGCACCTACATTACTAGGAGCTATAACTAAATCTCTTGGTTCTGGTTTAACATCTTACGCATCATTAGTAGCATGAGTTCATCTTATCGAGGTAAAGAATTTAACGTAGTTGGACAAGCGAGAGATACGTTTGAAAAACCTACAACGCAAGTAGAAGTAAAGAAAACTGGATTTGATAGAATTACAGAAACTTTAGTTTCATTAAATCCAGCTTTACAAAAAACTATAGGTTTAGAAACACAAAATAAAATTAAAGAAGAAAAACTAAAAGGTTTTGAGTTAGCAGTCAGACAGAATAGGGAAGCAGGTGGTTTTAAAACTGTTGTTGATGAGTTGCGTAGAAACGTTAGTGAAGGTAGAACAAGACAATTTATTGGTGGCAGTATCTTTGCACAAGATGCTTTTAATCAAAGTAGAGCAGCTTTATTAGGTAATACAATAGGTGCTGAAATAAGTTCTTTATATCAGACAACAAGTGTACCTACTGGATTATTTGATCCTGATGGTCAACCTGTTTTAGATCAAGATACTGGTGAACAATTAACAAAAAACGAACCACTATGGAAATTTCCTACTAATTCACCAGAGTATAAAAACTTTTTAGCTAATGCTTCTGCTCTTAGTTCTTACGAATTAGAAGGAGTTAAGCCAGAAGATCAATTAAAATTTCTAAATAAACAAAATGCAGCAATAGAAAAAACTACTCTTGCACATGATAAAAGTCACAAAGAATATAATTTTAATTTGATTACAAGTGATATGAACGCAAGTTTGATGACAAGTTGGACTTTAACAAAAGATACAGATCCTACTACTATAGGATTTCAAAAACCAGAAGATGAAGCTGCTGCTTTAGTAGAAAGTTACGAAGAAATGAATGAAAAAATAAATAGAGATTATAGTATTGGACTTACTTCTAGTAAAGAAAAAAAATATTACGAATCAATGATTGATAATATTGAAAGTGTAGCTTTACAAATTAATCAAGAGTTTGGTTCAGAAGAAGCAAGAGATTTTATAAAATGGACTTCAAAAATAAGATATGGAAATGGTAAAAATACTTTATTGCAACATAAAGATTTTGCTATAAAAATGTTTAATTTAAAAGTAAAAATTGGTAAAGAAAATGACAGAATTAGAGAGAATAGAGATCAAAGAAAAGAAGAAGCAGCTTCATTATTAATAGGTGATACATTAGATAAACTTTTAGAAAAATCATCTGATGGTCGAATTAATTTTTTACAACCAGAAGGTCAGCAAGCATTAAACTTTTTATATACACAGTTGTCAGAACAAAAAGAATTAGTTGATAATGCTGTCGATTTGTACAACGGAGATAGAAAAACAGCATTAATGCAATTTAGGTTAAGTATTAATAGTGGAGAATATGATGATGATCCAGAACAAGCAGGGACAGATTTATTGTTATTAACTAAACAACTAGGCGGTTTTGGTCGTGTAACAAAAATAGAAAGAGGAATGATAGATAAAATAGTTACTGACATAAAATCAATTCCTGACAATCAATTAGTTGGTGGATATAAATATTATTCTAATGAAATAGAGAATAAAGTATATGGTGTATTTGATATGACAGTAGATGATACAGGTAAAAAGTCATTTACTGGTTACGATCTTAACAGTGGTGTAAACAAAAAAACTGGTCTTAATGTTAATCAAGCAGGTTTATTAGCAGACCAAGTGACAAGACAAGCTAAATTACAATTTCAGAATTGGAAAGATACAGGAGAAGTCAAGACAAAAGAAGAAATACAAAATTACTTTGATAATGTATTGATCGGTGATGGTGCAGGTAGTATAGATCAAATTATATCTCGTAATTTATATCCACAAAATATACCTATATCATTATTTGCTAGGGATGGATCTATATTTAAAGTCAAGATTAATAAATACAGCAATCAAAAATTATATGAGAAATTTAGAAATGGTACTAATTCTGCTACTAATTTACCAGAAGAGTTATTTAAAGAATTTGATATACCTTATAAGTTTAAAGAACCTTATTTTACAAATGTACCAGAAACAGAGGTTAAGGTAGTAGAAGATAAACCAGCAGATGTAAAACCAAAAATTGATATATTTGGTAAAGGTAACGTAGGTGATGACGGTTTTGGTTTTGGTGGCATTGATACTGATAAAGCTAGTGAAAAAACAAAATCTATTACTACAAAAAAAGAAATAAAAACACAAAACAATAAACTTAAGAATCAAAAAGATGATTTACAAGGATCATTACCTGTAGATCAAAGACCAGCAAATACATTTAATAATATTATGAATACAATTACAGGTACAACACCAGCAGTAGCAGGTACATTGGAAGATGCACCTCTAACTCATATAGTTCAATCTGGTGATAATTTATTTGATATAGCAAATAAATATAATGTTACTGTTGATGAAATAGTAAAACTAAATAATATAAAAAATCCAGAATTGATAAATATAGATGAACGTTTATTAATTCCAATAAATCCAGTAAATACTTTATTTGATTTTAGATCAAGCGATACAAGTAAATTTGTTGATTATGGTGGTTTTGCAAGAATTATTAGAGATGGTGAATCAAGCAATAATTATAATGCTGTTAATTATGGAAAAGCATTTGGTTATAAATCAGGAGTAGTAGATGGTCTTGATAATACAACGTTAGGTAATGTTATAGAAGATTTAGAAAATGCTAAATATGGTGCAGCAGGTGCGTACCAGTTCCAACTAGAACCATTAAAAGAATCAATGACCGCAGCAGGTTTATCTCTAAATGATAAATTTACTGTAGATGTACAAGATAGATTGTTCTGGGCAAGAATGATGAATAGTATTAGGGCTGATGCTAGAGCATATATTTTAGGTAAGTCTGATGATCTAGATGCTGCTTTATTAGATGTTGCACAAGAATTTGCAGCAGCACCTATGGCAAATGGTAAAGGATATTATGATGGTGACGAAGCTGGAAACAAAGCTAATATAGACTTAGTATCATTAAAAGCAAAATTACAACTAGCTCGTAAACAACTTACAGATAAGTAATGACTCAAACTCCAAGTAATTTATTTGAAGATGATGGTAGCAATCAATTACCTGTAGATTCTGATCTAGAAATAACTAACCAAGAACAAAGACAAGATTTGTCTAATGCAATAGATAATTTAGATAAAGGTGTATTTACAGTTAAAGACGGTAATGAAAGTCTTGAATTTGATGATGATACTGAAGAAGAAGATTTTTATGAGCAAAAGTATAAAGATTATGAATTAAATTATGATGACCAATTTAATCAGAAAATGTATAAAGGTGTATCTAAGATACTACCTTCTAATTTACAAAATAAATTTAATGACAAGTTAGCTAATGATAAACAAAAAGCATTAAAGTTTAGACGAGAACAATTAAAGTTTGCAGAAGAAAATGCTGATAATGTTGTAGGTCAAGTAACAAGAGGATTTTTAGCTGCGTATCCTATGGCTCTTAATGAGTTACATGAAGGTGGTATTAATATATTTAGACAAATGGGTGGCTTGCCATTTAAAGAATATGAATTGTTTGATATAGATTCTATTACTAGAAAATTATCAGACGTAGATCCCGAAGATGGAAATAAAAATATATTTAAAACAGCAAGCATAATGACCAGATTTGTTGTTGGTGGTAACTTGATGAGAAACGTAGGTAATACTGCTACAGGTGGTTTAAATCCTGTTACTGGTATGGGTAAGTTTGACGTAAGACCAGTTCAATACAATTTAAAAGGTGCTAATTTAAGAAACTTAAAAAACTTTGCATATAATAGAGCCACAGGTGCAGCAGAAGATTTTGCTGCTTCTATGTTGTTTTTAGATGCAGAAGAGGATAATTTTTTCCAAGCATTTGAACCTTTAGTAGATGCAGTACCACAACTAGATACAGGTTTTTATAGATGGCTTATAGCTACAGATCCTAAAGAAGAAGGATTTTTACAAGCAAAATTAAAAGTTGCTTTAGCAGAAGCATTACCATTTCAATTTGGATACTCAGGAGTAAGAGGTCTTAATCGTGCAGGTAAAATTGGATTTAAAGATGCAACAGGTGAAGTCTTAGAATTAGGTGAGTTTTTAGTTGATGGCACTTTAAAAAGATTAAAAAGTATAAAATCTAATCCACAATTATTAGCAAGAATTACAGAAGGTTTTGCAAATAGAAGAGGTTTTACTCCTTCGTTAGAATATAAATTTCTTGATGAAATTAAATGGAATGAATTAGATTTAGATCAAAAGTTAGATGAGTTATATAGAAGAAACGATATTATTGTAGAAAGTCTTGCAGAAGAAGATATAGATGGACTAAATGCTATTAATAGAGCTATTGCACAATTAGATGACAACAATAATTTAACAGAAGAAAATTTAAAACAATTGCTAGATATTAAAAGGTTTGAAGAAAAAGCAGTACCATTTAAAACAAAATTAGATTCTGGACAAGGGCTTGCAGGTAATCGTGGTAAAGATTATCTCAAGCAAAGATTAAAGTTTCTTAATTTTAGAAATACTTTTGAAGAAGCAATAAATTACAGAACTAAAACAGGTAATATAGTAAGAATACCAGCTATTAAGTTTCAAAAATTATCTGATGGTGATGCAAGTTTACTAAATGATTTTCTTGATAATATTGGTAGCGGTAGATTAAATGATGTTGCTTTTAGTATTAATAGCAAAATAGGTGCTGCTGGCAGATTTAATTTTGAAAATAAATTAGTAGAAATCAACAGTAAAATATTTGAAGAAGGTGATTTTAGTAAAACTTATATACATGAGATATGGCATACGTTGTCAAGATATTTACCTACAAAAGAAATTGCTAAATTAAGAAAAGAATTTACAAAAAAAAGAAACATATATTTGCAAAATTTTGATGCTAATAAAAAAGAATTTATAAATAAAGTAGAACTTGAGGATTTATTAGAAAAAATTAGTTCAAAAAGATATGATGCTGACAATTATAGAAGATCAATAAGAAGCAGAATAAATAGAGAAATAACTAATAATAATTTACAAAAACCTAATGATAGTAAGTTATTTAAAAAAATAGCTAATCAATATTTTGATGCTAATAAATTTACAAAAGAAAATTATAGGTACACAGATATAGACGAATATTTTGCAGAAACTATGGTTGATGAATTTTTTGATTACAACGGTAGATTACCTGATGCAGAAATAGGTACATGGAAAAGATTAGGTCAAGAAGTACAAGAATTTTTTAGAGAAATAATGGCTAATGTAAGAGCGAAGTTTGGTGATACAAGGACAACAAAAATATTTAATGATTTTAATAGCAATAGATTTCAATCAAAAGTATCAGAATTACCTTTGGAATATAGGAATTTTGACGATATGAATAAGGTTGATTTTATTACCTATAAGAGAGGTAAGAATAGACCAAATCGCAAAGGTATAGGTGGTCAAGCTGGTGACGGTAGAGGTGGTGATAATAGCAGAGAAGCAGGGAATATAAATCCTGATGATTTTATGAACTTGCCACATCAGAAAAAGCAATTTGAAAAGTTTAGTTATTTGATGGCAAGAATAAAGTCTTTGAAGCGTGATGGCACATTAGGCAAAGTAAAGAGCATGAGAACTACGATAGAAAATGCAATATCTATGTTAGCCAATACAGCAGAATTAAAAGCTAGAGGTCAGGCTATGGCTCAGATCTTAGACTTAGAACCATTAGATGAACTTAACTACGCATTAGCAGAACAGATAACTCTTATGGCTAATAAAAATACACAGTTATCTAAGAAGTTAAAGATGGCTATAAAAAATGAAGATTATGGTTTTGTTGATGCAAATATGATTAAGGTCTTAGATAACATGAAAGAAATAGATGAGTGGATAGAAATTGCAGTACCTATTGGTAGTAAGACAGGTCAAGGTCTAAAAGCTATGCAGTTTGACACTATTGGGGTAACACCAGAGGAATGGGCAAAATTATCTAACGCAGAAAAATTTGCATTAAGAGTAAAAATGAAAGAAGAAGTTATATTTTCACAAGCTAATTACTCTAAACGTTTTAGTGAGTTCCAAGAAAAACTTACTCAGACACATACAGAAGCTATGAAAACAGGCGATTACAGTCGTTTAGATAGAATGTTTGGTACTTTAAATAGAGCAGAAGGAGATCCTAGAAAGCTACAAAAATTATTTGAAAGAGGTTTATTAGTAAATATTTTAAATGATAAAATTCTTCATCCATTAAATGATTTAAGTATTAATTTACTGCTGCTGCATCCAACAACAATGTCTATTAACTTTACGTCTAACGCATTGGAGTCATTATTTATGGGTGCTGATATGATGTCAGATCCAGTTATGTTGATGAAACTGTTTAAAGGCGATACTCAAATGTTTGAAGAAAACCTAGCAGCATTTACAGGTTTGTTTGATGATTTAGATTTTGTAGGAGAAGTAGCAAAGCAGTCATGGTTACATGATACTAATGTAATTAATCCAAGAAATACAAAATTAGAAAATGTAAGTGAAAGAGCTTTTAGTAGTCAAATTGTGCAAGGTAAACTACCTTTTGCAGATATAGAATTTAGTGAAACACAATTAGGTGAAGCTATAGGTGCTTTGTTAGATAGCAAGGCAGTACAAGGGTCTGTAAGGCTAGGAAGTAAGACTATGACAACTATGGATGGTATGTTTCAAGCAGGTGCTATAAATGGTGCTACTAAGTTTCATGCTTATAGAGATGGTTTAAAACAAGGTAAAACAGGTCAAGAACTAACTGATTTTGTAAAAGACAGATTACAGATGACACAAGAGTTGTTACTAGACTATTCACAAAAAGCATTAAAGACAGGTGTTATAGATGATGAATTAGCTTTTTCTATGCAAAGTGCAATGGATTTTGCTAAGAGACAAACCTTTACAGAACCTATGTTTAGAGATGGTTATATAGTCGGACAATTTGCTGATTCTATGAATCGTTTTACTTCTACTTCACCTCTAGCAAAAAGATTCATGTTCTTTGTTAGATCACCAGTAAATATAACAAAACGTGCTTGGAGAAGAACACCAATTATAAATTTATTAATGCCAGAATTAATGAAAGAATTGCGTAGTGTAGATCCATTAGTAGCAAGACAAGCAAGAGGACAATTATTTTTAGGAAATATTTTAGCTATACCTGCTTTTACTGCTGTATTAATGGGTTGGAATAAAAATGATCCAGAAAATCCACCTAAGTTTCTTTTTAATGGTACTGGTGCAAATTATTTTGGTAGTAAATTCGAAAGGGATGAATTAAAGTTGCAACGTAAATCTAGAGAATTAAATGAAGCAATTGGAATATTAAAAGAAAAAGATGGTAGTCCTGTTATCGGTAATGATGGCAAACCCGTATATGATTATTTTTCAATACAAAGATTAGATCCTGTTTCTCAAATATTTGTAAACCAAATGAATTTATTTCAAATGGCTCAACAAATGCCAGAACAAACTTTTGGTGAATTTGCAAGTTCTCTTGCTTACTATGGAATTAGATCCAGTTTAAATAAAGCTAATTTATATGGAATACAAGATATGTTTAAATTTATAAGTGATCCAAAACGTATGCCAACTTTTGTACAAAGAAATATTTTAACTTCTATACAGCCAAGAGTTTTAAAAGATGTAAAAAAAGATATTCAATTAGGAATGAAAAATACAGGAATTATGTCAGAAGCAGAATTTAATCGTAGTAGAAGTCAAAGATTAATAAGTGGTAGATTTGACGAAAATACATGGTTAAGAAACTTTAGAATATTGCTTGATGAATATACAACAGGTCGTATAGAAGGTAGAACAAAAGATGGATTTAAAAAGTTTCCATATGAAAGAGAGTTTATTACTAATGAATTAGTACCCAAATATTCTAATAAAAAAGGTTTAAATTTATTAAATTTTGTAGTTAGTTCTACCAGCAGAAATAATCCATTAATTACTAATTTTAAGATATTAAATTATGTACCAAGTGAACCTATACCTAATGCAAAACACTCATTTGAAGTACCTAATGAAGAGACAGGATTAAGTGAAGAAGGTGATGCTGGTGTTCCCTCTCCATATTTTGACCAACTAAAAAGATACATGAATGAATCTACTTTCCCAGAAGGGTCAGGGGGTTATGAAAAATATGGCAATATGAATATGAGAGAAGCATTGATGTTATATTTCAAACAACCACATATACAAGCACATATGGAAGAATTGGAACGTTATAAAAGAGAAAATAAAGTTATTAGATTAGAAGGTGCTTTTGCAGAGTTAAGAGATTTTGTTTTAGAAGGTGATGTTGATTATGGTCAGTCAGAAGGTGTAAGAGATATTATTAGTGATTTTAAAAGACTAGGAAAAGAAAAGTTTTTTTATGATTTTTCAGATCAACCATTTGTTCAAGATGCAATAAAGAAAAAACTTGACAATCAGTTAAAATATAGAGGAGCTATAAAACAAAACAAAACTTTTCTGGATAATTTCACTAGGTAATCATGGCAACCAACACCGCAACTTCCTCTACTACACATACTGGTAACGGTAGTACTAATGCTTTTGCAATATCATTTTCATTTTTAGCTGATAGTGAAATAGATGTAACGGTTGGCGGTACGTTAAAAACATTAGGAACACATTATACGATTAGTGGATCTACACTTACATTTACATCTGGAAATACCCCTGCTGGTAGTGCTGCTATAAAGTTTCAAAGAGATACAGATATAAGTACAAAGAAAGTAGATTTTTCTGATGGTAGTGTTTTAACAGAAGTAGATCTTGATAATAATAGTGACCAGATATTATTTGCTCAACAAGAGATTATAGATAAATTAAATGGTATTGAAGAAGGAGCTACAGGAGATCAGACAAATGCAGAGATCAGAACAGCAGTAGAAGCAGCAACTGATAGTAATGTCTTTACAGACGCAGATCATTCTAAATTAAATGCAATAGAAGCTTCTGCTACAGCAGACCAAACAGCCGCAGAGATTAGAACACTTGTAGAAAGTGCTAGTGATAGCAACGTGTTTACTGATGCTGACCATACTAAATTAAATGGTATTGAAGCAAGTGCAACTGCTGACCAAACTAATGCTGAGATAAGAACAGCAGTAGAAGCTGCTTCAGATTCTAATGTCTTTACAGATGCAGACCATACAAAATTAGGTAATGCTGTAACTCTTACAGATACACAAACACTTACAAATAAAACATTAACAACACCTGTTATTAATGATCTTAGTGGTACTGCTGTTGTTACTTCTGGTACTTCTACAAGTGATAATAAAATTTATTCTGCCAAACGTGCAGGGGAAATATTTTATGGAAAAGATACTGTAGGAGAAATACAGTCGGGTGAAACTTGGAGTAGTGCTGATGATAAAGTTGCCACTACTGCTGCTATAGATGCAAGGATTATAGATCTTGTTGATGATGTTGGTGGTTTTGTACCAATAGCAAATGAGACAAGTTTCCCTACAGCTAACCCAGATGCTGAAAACGGCACTGGTACTATTGTTTCTGTTAAGGCAGCATCAACAAATTTAACTCCTAGCGGAACTACGGTCACTATTTCTAACGGTGCTGGAACAGGAAATACGGTAACAATTACAGGAGTACCAAGCGTTATAGCTTCTGGATTTGGATTCTTAGTAGAGACAACTACTACCTTGCATACTTATACATTCCATAGACTGACACCAAAGGCAACAGAAGTTACTACAGTTGCAGCTAACGCAACGCAAGTACAGACAGTTCATACCAACATAACAAATATCAATGCTGTCGCTAGTAATGCTACAAACATCAATGCTGTTGCAGCAGACGCAAGTGATATAGGTGCAGTAGCAGGTAAGGCTACAGAGATAGGAAGATTAGGAACTGCTGACGCTGTAGCAGATATGGCTTTACTCGGTACTACAGATGTAGTTGCTGATATGAATTTATTGGCTGTGTCTGATGTTATATCTGACATGAACGCATTAGCGGTATCTGACGTTATTGCAGACATGAATTTGTTAGCAACATCCGATGTTATTGCGGACATGAATATGTTGGCTGTATCGGATGTTATTAGTGACATGAATGACTT